TGTTGTCATCAAAGCATTATCCATGATGCCTGTCATAGACACACCTAGTAGACGTTCCTCTTCTGTGTTCTTCTGCCATATCTTACGTAGGTAGGGAAACTTAGTGAACGATGATTGGATAGTACCCAGTATGGTAGCCATACGAACCTTCTTCTCTAGGTCACTAATGGTGTCCGTTGCACGTATCACTACCTCTGTTAGGTTACAAAATTGCATTGGTCGTAAAATTATTTCGCTGCAAGGATTTGTTCCGAACTCATACGTTGCATCACGGCGTCCATTCTTAGCTGCCTGTACCTTAGATGCCTGACGGTTGAAGATACCACGCTCACCTGAGCCTGACTCAACCAATGCCATCCACTCACGCATAAATGATAAGCTATCAGGCTTCTCAGTATACGATACAGAGTTGTTAGCTAAGGCACGTTGTTTGTTATTCTCCCACCATGCACCTGACTTAGCGTGACGCATACGATCATCAGACAAATTTGACAAACTGATCATAGCCGAACGCCGAACTCCACCAACCACGACTACCTCACCAATCTTACACATGATGTCGTGGCACTCAAGAGATGAGAGCTTACGGTTCTGTGCGTCCTTGAATGTCTTGATGACAAAGTTAAACAGGTCAACCAGAGGCGCTGGGCCTGATGCTCTACCGCCGAATGTCTTAAGCTTGGCACCAGCTGGACGAACAAGAGACACATCCCACTTAGGTATCTCACCAGCATACAGTAGAGAGATCACGGCACGTAGAGACTTAGCCCAGCCTTCCTTGCTGTCCTTGACTACTATAGTTGTATCACTATCAGTCAACTCAGGAATCTCAGGTAGTTTAGTAACGGACTGTCGCTCTACGGAGAACCCGACACCTGTACCACACAGCAAGATAAACATAGCCTCATCAAAAGCTTTCATGTCATCTACTGGTAGGTAGGAACAGTTGTACCCAGCTGTATTATCCCGTGACATAGCTGGCCCAGCTGTCATCAAGGCCCTCATGCTTGGCATGACATCCAATGATAAGATAGCTTGTTCAATCTGCCTAGTGTATGAGCTACTACCAGCGTTAGGTAATACGATATTCTCCATGTATCTTGCTACTGTCTCGCCCCAAGTCTCACGCCTTCCCTCTTTGTCCAGCCAACGTGCATAGCGTGACTTGTGTATGAATGATTGGTAGTCTGTTGGTAGATAGTTATTCATCTGTTGTCACCTGACCCCTGTAATACGCCACGTTCTTTGCGGCTGTTTAGTTTCTCAATATTGATTTCAGCAATCTCTTGTAAGTTACTTCCTATATGATTAGCAGTAACTGCTATGTAATACAAGAGGTCGCCTAACTCTAACTTTAGTCCAGCAATATCTAGATTATTACCATCCCTTAAACTCTTTTTTAGTTTCTCTGCTATTTCACCTGCCTCTCCCACTAAACCTAGTATGTTTTCTAATAACCTATTGTCACCCTTAGTTAGTACTAAACCTTCTGCCCAATGGCTGTATGCTGCTAGCTCATTTACTAGTGTGCCATCTTCTTTATACTTATCATTGTATGCTTCTATGTCTGTCTTATACCTGAGTGCGTCTATGTCTTCTTTAGTAATCATTTATCTCTTTCCTTTACTAAGATATTCTGTACGGTAACATCATCTATATCATAGAATGTATCAACTACAAGATCACTAACGTCATCTATGTGTGCGTCTTCATATGATCCTAGTATATTATTATTATCATCAATGTTAAGTAGGAACGTGACGCTGAAAGACTTTACCTTCATCTATGCTTCTCCGCTAGAGCTTCATTCATTTTGTCTAAGTACCATGCGGCTTTAAGCATATCTTCTGATGGCTTCTGCTTGTAACGGTAACGATGCTGATACTTAATCATGTTGCCGTGACAGTAAGCAATGAACCCATCCAAGCCTACTACTTGCTTGATGTAATCAATACACTCTACGCCACCCATGTTGTAGTGGGCGGGACGTTCAACTGGATCAAAATTAGTCATGCGTTACCCTTTGTTTTTGTATAAGCGTTAAAGCTTATTACCTCACCTTTCAACTCTTGTAAAGGCTTATCTTCTTCCTGTCTCCTATCAATTTCCTGCAGCATTAGGTTGCGTCTATGATCAACAACCATCTCCATGACCTCTTCATCTATCTCCATCAAATCTAAGAAGGCACTACATAAGGTGGCTACATAAACCAAGTCATGTAGTACTGTGTCAGGGTAACAAAAGTTATCACCAACTGCTATACCTGTAGATACCGTACCATCCCATCCTTCCAGTGAGCCTTTGCTAGAGGGTCGTATAATAAAAGCAACTTCATCATCTCCTAATTCATACGTCATCGTTTTATCTTCTCATACTTAAGGGGGATACGATCTGCTTTGATTACGCTCCCTGTTTCTTTAAGCCAAGCCTCAGGTATAACTCTGTGTGACCACAGGAACCCATGCTTATCACACCACTCAGAGTACCTAGACTTAGCACCCTTATAAAGCTTAGACTTAGCGTTACTAAATACAAACCTAATGTCTAACTCAGGGTGTTGCTTACGGACTTCTATATGTTTATTTCTATCCTCTGAATCAAATATTCCCTTTGTCTCAATTAGTATTCCATTGTCTAATTGAAAGTCAGGTGTGTAAGTGCGATAGTGTAAGTCTTCCCACTCTATCTTCAACTGTTCATAGCGTACAGTCTTCTGACACTTAGTAAGAACAAGAGCAGTTTCTTTCTCAAGGCCACTCTTGTACTTACCTTTAGCGTGATACCGTTTAGTTGCTGGCATCTTTGTCTGGAATAGTTTCACTAACCAGTGCCTTCTTAAGTCGGTCTACTAAACCGTTACCTACAATAGATATACTATGCAGTTGATATTCTAACTGCCGCTTAATGTTTCCGTTATACTGGATTTCCTTAAGCAAAGATGTTTGATCCTCTGAGAAGTCTTCTGACTCATACTCAATATCTTCTAGTGTAATCTTAGTCATGTTCTTTCTTATCCTTCTACTGAAATGTATTCCACCATAGGCGGGGCTTTACTTCCTGTGTATACCTTTGACGGTAGTTCTTTTAGCTCAGGCCAACACTTCTTCTTATGATCACACCATGAGCAAGTCTTACAAAGCTTAAGGTTACCACTAGCTTTCTTTCTGAATGTCTCTGGCACTGCCTCAAAGCAACGCTCAAATGGCTCATCATTATTTATGTAGTCAACTGTACCTTTGATAGAGGACATCACCTCTTCAACATCAGCAGTCTCAGCTGTTACATATTTGAATTGCCCATTCACTTTATTGATCACCCACCATCCACCAACATCCTTACCTGATGCAACAGCGTATCCTATAAGCTGTGATACATAGCCGAAGTCATCAGAGTAAGCCAGTGAATCATAGCTGGCAAACTTGTTGTCGTAACCGTAAGGCGTAGTAGACTTAACGTCATCTACCTTACCATCCAACACCATGTCATACTCACCCTTGATGGTGGCATCACCAACCTTAAGTGCAACCTTATCGTTGTCACCAAAGTCAACACCAGCAGCACGTAGTACCCCTTTGAACATAGCCTCAGTCCAATCGCCCATCAACATGTTCAACATAAATGATGTAGGCTTCTGTACATCTGTATCAGGGTTGTTCTTAGAGAACCACAGCTGGCATCTAGGCCTACCAATGTTTGACATACGTAGACGAAACTCATCACGAGGGCCACCATTGAACTGCTTGTTGAGTGCAGCAGCCACATCCGTGGCTACTTGCTGTATTATTTCTTCACTCATACTTGCTGTGCCATTGATAGCTGACCGCAAGAAGGAGTGTACTGATAGTTCAGCAGGGTGTATCATCCCTCGAACTCTCGCACTTCTACGATAGACCCTACCATTGCAGCTTCCTCAGAGGACAACTGACCTATAGACCCCTCATTATGCTTGCCTTCAATCCAGTTGTTAGTACCTTTGATCCAATCAATAAAGTCTTTTAAGATTGCACTATCTGTTATACCATAGGGTACTTGCTCACCCAAGGAAGGTACAATGATAGCGTACTTACCACCTGATGGTAGGTCACGCTTAGCACTACCTAACTTAAGGGTATGCTCGACAGGGGTAAGCTTCTTGCTTACGATCTGGCTGATGGCTGCATCCATAGTCTTCATGGATTCAGTGTTCTTCACATCCATTACAAACGGAATCTCTTCCCAGACGTTAGTGATGGGGTTACCCAGATCATCAGTAGGTTTTTCCAATGTGAGTACACCAAGCATTACTCGTACTCGTTTAACTGCACGAATCACACCCTTCATTTCCTCTGGTAATGATTGGAAGTCTTTGATGTAACCTGATGGACGCCCTAGATTAAAGCCACCCGTAGTATCCTTTAGGTCTGAGTTAAGGTTAGGTGCCAGTAATGTCTTATGCATTGCCTTAGCTTCCGCATCCCATCGTTGCCACTGGTGACGCTGTGAGAAGATACGTACAGATAGTGTCTTGCTGTACACAATCTCACCATCAGACATAGTAATCTTGTAGGCACCAACAGGAACCTTGATGTGTTCATCACCATCCTTGTCGGTTACGGTAAGTGCTGAGTGTATTTGATTCACTCGTGCTAATGTAGACTGAGATGTTGCGCCACCTCCACCAGTACTGATACCCATTGCTTCGGCAAGGGACATACCGTCTACGCTAAGTGTTAATTCTGTATTCATGTTTATCATCCTTTGATATGTTTATTGTTAGAGAAGCTAAGTTATAACCTCATACGTCTTTAGTGTCAAGCCAGTTATGACCTATTTTTGCCTCTAAAAGTAATGGCACATTCATCTTAACTTTGTAGTTGTCATAGATGATTTGGTGTAGGTCCATGTTCATGGAGTTAATGATCTCTATTATCTGATCCTTCTCGTAAGGGTGTATGTCTATGACCATTGAATCGTGTACACTGTTGACCAGCTTAGACCGCATAGGCATGAGCCTACTCTCCATCTCAACCAGTACGACAGGTACAATATCTCCAGTAGCAAACCCCTGCACTGGATAGTTCTTTATCATAGTAAAGTTTGTTGGTAGTCCGTTTGGCCTCCTCTCTGTATTAGGGAAAGCATACTGCCTGCCCCCCTCATTAGTAATCTTTTGGTAACGTATGGCAGCGTCACCTAACTTCTTATGCCATGCAGCAATACCCTCATACTTCTCAATGAAGTGGTGGTAGTACGCTGCCTCTGCTGGGCTACGCCCATAACCTGTAGCGCCGAAGAGTGGGGCGAAGGTGTGCTCCTTAGCTTCCTGACGGGTAGTTCTCTGCCCTGCATCAGTGATAACCTTTGCAGTATAGCTGTGTACATCGAACCCTGTGCTGATCTCTGTCATAGCTAACGTATCCTGACTGAGGTATGCTGCTACACGAAATTCTAGCTGGGCAAAGTCGGCTTCCATTATGTACCCACCATCCCAACGAGACACAAACACTTTCTTAACAGGGAATGTACCACCACGTGGCATGTTCTGCATGTTAGGGTTGCGTCCAGAGAACCTACCAGTACTAGTGATGTGCTGGGTAAGGCCTACGTGAAGCACCCCATCATCCTTTGTATGCACTGATATACCCTCAACGAATGAGGATAGGTAACTTGATATAGCAGACAGACGCTTAAGATCTTTAAGGAAATCTAATGCACTGTCCATGTTGTTAGCCTTAGCTGTAGACATGAGAGAAGATAGATTATCTTTACCTGTGCTAAAGCCATTGGCACTTACCCATTTCTTACTAGGAGGCATGAACCCCAGCCCCGCCAACTCGTTGGACTGCTTGAGTTGATAACCTCTTGAGTCACAGGACTTACACTTGTTAGGGCGTGAGAACTTTGTACCATCTTTCTTGGTACGATATACACTACCAACCCCCTTACAATCAGGACAGGTGAAGGCAGAAGTCTTACGTACCATTGTTGTGTTGGCATTGACTGCATCCCTATACTCTTTGTCTGTGTTAGTGTGCTCAAATAGCTGCACCCATTCCTTCTTGTTAACCAGCTTACGACTGTACACTACCTCAGACATTTGCGCTGGGCTGTTAAGGTTAACAGGTGTATCACCCATAAGGTTACGTACCTTGACCTGTAAGCGCCCCTCAATGTCAGCCTTCTCTTGCTCGAACTCAGTACGCACAGAAGCTAAGGCATCTAGGTCTACCTTGATACCAGATGAATACATACGAGATAGCGTCAGGCATACCTTGAATGTAATGTCACGTATGTTGATAAGAGATTCTGAATCAGGCTTAGCGTAATCTTCCTGTAACTCTACGTACAATGCCCGTGTAGTGGACAGGTCACACTGTAAGTAATAGGTAAGCTCTTTCAGTGGTATCTCGCTAGTGTTGTATCCTTCCTTAAAGTATTTCTTTAGAGTGTCATCCTTCTGGAACTCTAGGTTGCGGCGTACTGCACAGTTTTCTAGACTGAGAGACTTCTTCTTGAAGGCTCCTGTGTTTGTCATCTCTACGTGATTGCCACGCATCAAGACGTATTCAGCTAACATAGTGTCGTATATGGCACCCTTATACTTGAAGCCACTCTCCCATAGCCACGGCATGTCATGCTGTGCATTGTGTAGTATCAATAGGGTAGTAGTATCCAACTTACTTTGCAGTTGCTTGGCTTGTGATCCATCATAGTCGTTAGCTTCTGCGTGATCAAAGTTATATATGTCCTGCTTACCTGACACAACTTCCTGTACACCTACTTGCACAAGCTTATTGGTTGCCTCGAAAGGATCGAGGTGCATCTTGCCACCCCTGTGTGTGACTGTGTTCTCTACATCAAGAACTAATTCCATAGTCTACTCCTTTCTATGCTAAGTACTGTGCCCTAGCTCCATCCAATTCACACGTTACCTTGCCGTGCCATCCTCCCTTAAGCTTATTCTTTGCAATGATCAAGTACCTTTGTGAATCTACGGTGTCATCCTCTGTTGCCTCTAGCACAGGGTTCTTACTAATCAGTACCATTAGGTCAGCTTCCGCTGCCTTGCCTGTCTTACTACCTTCCAGCATAGATTGATCTACATTGATCTTACCTTCAGCATCTGCTGATAGCTGGGACATCCATATCATTGCACAGTTATATTGCTTGGCTATGTTACGTGCATGGATGGCAGCATTCTTAAGGTACACATCTGACTTGTCACTGTTCTTAACAGCAAACTTATCCCCCATATCTAGCACTACAATGTCAGGCTTGTAAGCCTTGATGATAGCCTCAACCCACGCCATGTCCTTACCTGTACTGTCATACAGATTGATCTGCTCTCGCACTGGCTGGTAGCGTGATGCAGCTAAGGCATAGTTACCCTTCACCTCCTCCATAGATAGGGATGATGCAGCACTAAGGTAACGTGCACCCACCCGTTCATAAGCTTCTTCGTTGCATAGTATGAGACACTTAGCACCCTGAGATGCAAAGCCGTTAGGTGCAGCCAGCAAGGATGCGTGGAAGGATGTCTTACCTGTGTTAGGCCGTGCCCCTACTATGATCAAGTGACCACCACTGATACCCTCTACCCTACGTGTCAAGCTAGGGATGTTGAACTTCCATTGTGATTGGATGTCATTGGACTTGAGTAGGTGATCAATAGATATGTCACCAAAGTCTAGCTTAAGGTTAGGGGTGAAGTCATCCTGATACATATGCAATAGATTACGTACAGGCTCAAGGCTATCCAATGATCCATTAACATAGTCGAACCCTATGTTGGCAAGCTTATTACCTAGTACCTGTTGGAACAACTTAGACATTACCTCATCAGCTATGTCCTTGTTCATAGATTCTTCACGAGACACACGCTTGAATAGATCATTGTACACCTGCTTGTTAGCAGTAGTCATCGTTGTGTTGTGAGCAAAGAACAATGCCTCAAGCTCAGATGCAGTTAAGGTACGTTCATATGTATTCATTGCGTAGTCTAGTGTCTGCTTAATCTTACGGACATCTTTACTGAACAACTCATCAGGGCAACGTATGCCCTTGTTGTTGTCATAGAACTCCTTGTCCATAAGAGTTCTTATTAAAGCTAATTCCATCATCTTTTCTCACCTCTTTCTATAGAACGGTGTCGCTCTTCATCTGTCATAGGCCGTATGTAAGCCCTTGTCTCCTCCTGCATATGGTCTAGCATTTCATATAGCTCCCGTAGTTCATTACGGGCCAACTGGATGTCTACCTCTAATGAGCCTATCTTACTTTCTATATTCTCTATCTCACCACACATACTCATACTTATTTCTCCAATCTTAATGCAAACCATGACACAGGGAATAGTTCTTTCATACTGTTACAGATTTGATTTGCTACTAACCTAGTCTCTAGTTGTGTGTCACCTGCACACCTAAGATTGCACATATCAGCGAAGGCATCAAGACTACCTGACCAGTACCACTCAGTCATGGTGTTTTGTGGCAACACCATTCTTGCTTGCTCCTCACAAACTCCCCTACCTAACATACTTTCGTATAGCATAGAAACAATACGTTGTGTTGTAGCAATGTGTACATCTTGTACTTCTAACGCTGGGTCACTGCCCTGTTTCTTATCAGCAGACTTACCACGCCATTTATCAGGCGCATAGAACTCAGGGGCATTGCTCACGTACCTACGGCTGATCTCATTCCAACGCAGGAACTTATGCTTGACCAACTGTCGTGCAACAAAGATGGGA